GAGCGTACCATAATTTTAAAGTCCTTATGAACCTACATTATATCCAAGGTCGCCAGTTCCTTCAAAAGTAATTGAGTATTCAGTTACTCCGTCGAAAGATTGTGATCTTGAGATACTTGTTACAATTGCTGAACCTTCATAGATGCTGTTTCCAGTACCTACGCCTGATGGATGTAGTTCAAAGTCGATTTTATCGCCTGCTTGCACAACTGGTGCAGTAGGTGAAGCATCGTGACCCAAAGCTGGATCATCTTTGTCCCAATATCCGTCAACAGTTCCAGTAAATGCTCTGAAAGTTGCAAGGATTTCTCTTGAAGCGTCACCCATTGATGTTGTATCAATAGTTTCAGATGTTTCTTCAATTGAGAAGCTTGTGACATGTAGCATGTTATGACTAGCTGATAAAGTTGTACCTGTATCTGCTAATCTAACAACGCCGTTTAGTCCTAATGTTTCTGCCATTGTATATCTCCTAATAGCTTACTATCGCATAGAGCAATAGTTGTTAAACAGTACCACGGGTGTAGTAATATTCAACTGTATAAATTATTGCCGCTTGTCCATAGGGGGCAGTTTCACCAATTTCTCTAATAACTATTTCGCTTGTTCCACTGTCTATGGCGTTACCACCCAGTGTAGTATCTAGTGCAAGTTTTTCTTCAATCAATTCAATAATACTATTACGACTTTGATCTCTGTTGTTACTGTACACTACTACATTAAGTATAATATCCATAGTAGCTTTACGGCGAATTTCATTACCATAACTAGAGTTTTCTCTGCGTTCATTAGCTGTTTCTACTAATACATGTGGGTACGATGTAGCAGCCAATTCTGTTAACGCTTTGGGTTCTCTAGTCACTGTTTTGACTTCAGTGATGCCATCTATTTGAGTGACAATATGTGCTGTGATGTTTTCACGAATGCTCATTATCTGTATATCCTATCGGCTCGTTGTCTATGTATCTCACCTTTGGTAATAACACTATCATTATCAGCATCATATTCAACGCCTTGTGACATTTCCATGTCCATTTCTTCGTTGAATCTAGCCTTATAGAAAGTTATCATTTCTCTAAAAGTGTCCCCACCGACAGCGAATGGTGATAGGGAAGGTAGGATATGAGTACTTAACGCACGAAATATAGTGGCTCTAGTCCACTGTGCTTCTGTGAGTAGTGATGCATCAAATGTTTTACCTCTAGTAGTCTTATTGTACCATTTTACTTCCAAGAAACGCTTAACATCCTTTTCAGCTTCAGCTAACTGATCTGTAAAGTCTGTTACACCGTGACTGTTAATACTTGGTACAACTTCTAGTAGTTGTGAGTTTGTTGCGAATGCCATATCCTATCCCCTTTTAATACAATTAAATTGCAGAGTCTGAAGTCATCTTCACAATCTTAGCTTGATCTAAGATACCAGCGCCAAATGCCGCTGAAGAAACTACTTCAAATCCACGAATTGATTCGTCTCTTTGTGTAGCAATTCTTAAATCACGCTTCATTACCATACCGATAGCTGCTGGATGGAATACAGCCGAAACTGCATCATCTGAACCATCAACATCAATTGATGCTGATTCATACATAGCAACGCCGGCAACTGTACCTAAGTAGTAGTCACGAGCTGCTGCATTTGCAAGATCGTTATTTGATAATGAACCACCAGCGTTAACTAGTGTTTTCTTAAGGTTGTATGCCGCTGAAGGAGAAAGTACTGCTACGATTCCTTGCATTGGTACACTGTTTTTTCTTAGTGTAGCTGCTGCTTTTAGGATGTGATCCATAGTAAGCTCTGCGCCTGCACCTGGACCTACATCAGTTGAAGCTGATGTGAATAAGTCAACAATAACTTCGTCCATTGCTTGAGCAACACCGCCACCTAATACTGCACCAGCGTCTTGGGCTACTGCGATAGGAGATGATTCAATAACGATATCTTGGATAGTTGTCATTGCACCATATTCTGCTGCTGTGATATCTACTGCTGTTGCAGAGATGTCTGTGTTAGAAAGATCAGCACCAGCTGCCAAAGCAGATAGTCCTGTCACTCTTGGCCATACAGGAACACTTGCTGTTAAGCCTGGTGTGCCTTGCATGTCATATACTGTTACTAAGTTTTTTAGTAAAGCATTTTCGTTCATAGTAAACTGAGCTGATTGAGTAATATTTTCAAATAATTCGCCAGCTGAGTTACCTGTGTCTAGTTCGTTTGCCATTTTATTGGTCTCCTGTTAAAGAATACTAAGTGTGTTACTTAGTACTGAACTTTCTCGAATTTCCAATCTTGTGCTTTTGAGCGTATAAGGCTCTATGCTCTGGATTGTTCATATCGAGATCCGATAATTTAACTTCTCTTGAAGTTGTATGTTTTGCATTTCCATTAGCACCACTTCCTGCTGGTTGTGCCGCTTTGAAATATGCGTTTTGTTGCATGAACTCGCTTACTGCTTCATCCAATGTTACTGGTTCTGCAGTATTTGTGTTGTAACGCAACTCGCCGTTTGAGTCTAATACTTCCACTTTTCCATCATTATAACGGACTTGTGCTTTAAGCAAATCAGCTACATGTTCTGGGTTAACTGCTTTATGCTTTGATGCTGCACTTAATAAGGCACCATCCACATGTACTTTTTCAAGTTGTGCTTGCATATTAGCTAACTTTTGATCAGCTTCGCTTTTTTGCTTGTGTAGTAGTTCTTCAAACTGCTCTTTTTTCATCATCTGATTTTCTTTGGCCTGCTCAGCCGCAGTTTTCAGATTGTTATACTCTTCTAAGTCAATGTGTTCATATTTGCGTTCAACTTGTTTAAGTCTGTTTGCAATAATACGATCAACATCTTCTTGTTTGAAAAGTTTCTCAGCCTGGTTATTTGTTGTTTCCTGAATTGTTGTATCACCAGTAGATTCAACTTCAGTGTTTTCTATGACTTGTTTTTGTTCGTCCATATTACGATTCTCCCTGTACAAGGTAATTGTTTGGATTTATGTTGGGGGTAGTACTCTACCTAAATCCGTTTTACACTGCTATTTATGAGTTGTCAGTACCTGGTACTTCAACATCCATATTAGCGTGATCTTTTGCGATCTCATCTAACACCACTTGCAAATCACTTTCATCTGTGATCATTAACCTTGCAATTTCATTGTGCATATAGTGTTTGAAACTATCATGTGGTACAGCCGCTGCTGCATTTGTATACAATGCTAGTTCTTGTGATTTGTCTCTGAGATCGAAACTCTTTTCATATTCAATGTAGAATTCTTCTGGTGCTTCCATTCCTTGTAAATCGAACCACATCATCCACATTTTCTTTTCTGCTGCTTCTAATACACCAGCTGTGTCTGCCAACTTGGCATTCAACATTTCTTTTTCTACTTGTAAACTGATTCCACTTTGAGGACCTTTTTTGGCCTTAATAGCAGTTAAGTGTGATAACTCATCAATAGCATCTACTTTTTGTTGTATGCTTTTTAAGATACCATCAACACTTGCACCAGTTGGTTGTAGCAAGTATGGTGTGTTTGTAGTGTCTTCTGGAATTGTAATAATAGCTCCAGCGCCACCATTTATTTCTGCAGCAGGTTCGGCCACAATACTAGGGGCAGACGATATGCGAATCGTCTGATACAATTCCGATGTCAAGTTGTATATTTCGCGAGTTAAATCGCATACATCACCTACTGCACTTGTACCAATGCCCTTGTGGAAACTTTTGTCCGTTTGCACATGTATAAACGGAACATAGCCTAGTGTGTTTTCATACTCAGTATAATTGAGTATTTTACCATAATCAATTGCTATACTGTCACGAACATTGTTTAGTTCATGTATACCAGTTTCTCGTAAAGTATAATCAGCACTCTCACTTTTTTGTACTGTATATACTTCAATCATATCAGGATGCCAACAGCGTATTACATCATAATCTTCATATGATTCATCAATTACTTTTACATAATCTAATACTCTCTGACCATTTGTTTTTTTGCTAAAACTCCAGTCTCTTACATTTGTTGGACTGTAGAGTGTAGCATATGTCCTGATATCTTCAGCTATTTCCTGTGCAACAGTTTCCACTTGGTAGGCCGGTCTATCTAATGCGATCCAGGCACCACCATAAATTGTTACCATATCATTAACTTCACGCATGAAGTCATTTAATGTTGTATAATCTAAATCTGTATTTTCTAAAAATTGCATTGCAAATGGATTATCCGCTAATGAACCCATTGTTCTTCTAGGTGGGTTACGGAATAAGAAACTTCTATATGCATCTACTATTTGACGCACATGGTTTTGCAACGCTGTGTCTACTAATCTTTGTTGATATTGATTTCCTGGTGCTTGATCTTCTGCAATATATTTACGCAAGTATGCACCATCTCTGTATTCTTCTGCTCCCATGTATGAACGCATATAATAGTCCCATCTATAGGCATATTCTGCATACCCAACATGTACATGAGCTAATTGTTTTGATGTTTTCATTATACTGTTTCTCCTACATAATACCAGTTGCTATAGTTATTGCTTAAACAACGGTTGCGAACTGTCCCATATACATCACTGAATCCAAAGTATTCTCCAGCTTCTTTAACGCTTTCAAATATACCTTTGTCTGTGTGTACTTTTTTATGTTTTGCCAATGTAGCAGGAACTACATTATAATTACTATTATCTTGTTGTTGAGCATTTTCTCTGTGTGTAGCTTTAAATACATTATCAGGGCTATAAGCACCTGTATCATTGTATCTACACATTTGTAAATCTAAACTTCCAGTGCCTCTGTTGTTAATGTCTGAGCCCCAAAAGTTTAACCATTCTTCGTATGTGAAGTTGAATTCGATGTTGCGTCTTTTAGCATTTGATTTGTGATCACGATATGCTTTCTGATGCACCGAACTTAATTGTTTTGATGTTTTCATCTGTTTTCCTCTTATGAGTTTAGTTTAATCTGTCACCACTGGACATATGCTTCTAGCCATTAACTGAGCAGAGTTAATTACATTGTTATTTATCATCTTTTTTATTTGGATAATGTATTTATGATATTCTAGCATAAATATATACATACTCGGTTGACAACACCATATAACAGTGTTATACTAGTGTTTGATTGTTGAGTACAGTTGTGTAACGAAAGTTACACTGTATAACGAGTGTTATACAAAACAAAATGAGTTTAGACATTGTTTTATTTCTCCAATCAAATAGTATTTCATGTTTAAACTAAACTCATTTATAAGCCCTACGGTTTTGGGACTGTGGGGCTTTTTTTATGGCCAAAGAAAAACCCACAATGCATCTTGTACTACACTGTGGGTTATGTAATGATAAATTCTTACTTGGTATCTCTATTGAGACCTAGTATTTATTCATCATCTTCAGCAATTTTTCCAGTTATACCTGCTCGATAGATATCTCTGATTTGCTTAATATGTACACGCTTGTGACCTAAGCGATCTAACCAGTGGTTAAACTTCTCTTGTAATCCATATGCAACACCATTGTGCCACACATTTGTATTATGATACTCAGGAAAGTTTAATTCTGCTAGTTTGTGTCCTGGTGCAAGAATCTGTGTAAACCATTCATGAAACAATTTACCAAGTTCAGTATCTGGATTACCTTGATCTTCATACTTTTTAAGTGTAAACAATCTTGTTAATCCACACATAACTTGTGCTTGTATGTTTGATTTAGGATATGCTTCTTGCAATAATTCAATTGCATAAACAGTTTCATCTGCACCCATTTTAACACTTTTATCAAAACTAGCATACTTAACAGTTTTTCTATCTGGACCCTCATTTACTTTACCACAACTGATTTCTGCAACTTCTAATATATCTTTTAGAAACAATGCATGTTTATCACCTTCAATTGTTTGTGCCCAAAACAGTTCTTCGGCACTTAATCTTCTAACCATAGTACCATTTTTACCTGCAAATACTTTACTTGCATATGCAGGATCATCTGTCTGAATAATATGTGCTGGTACTTGTGTTACATGTGGTAAGATCCAACGGATCATTTGTAATCTGTGTTGTGCATCCAAACAAGTTTGATTACCTTTGCTGTCTTCTACTACTGTGACAACACCAAACAAGCTCCAATCAAAGCCTTTGCTTTTAGTAACCCATTTGATAATGTCTTTGGTATGTATATCACGCTGAGCAATATGCATAGGAATATTAACTGATACTGTTTGAGCTGATGCTTTAGTACCTGTTTCCTTGCCTACATACTTTTTTAAAATGTTTGGGATTGGTAGATCATTTACAGTCTGATCAACGACTTTTATCTTAGTTTGTGACATAATGTCCTCCTTTATTGGCTCGTTACTACGGCCGGTTTATAAAATGTAAGTTCAATATTTCCAACTTACATATAACAATATACAGTATTATACTGTATTTGTCAACCTTTTTTAACTATTTTTTTAGCCACAAAAAAACCCACAATACATCCTGCAATGTTTAACATTAGAGAATTAACGCTTGCAATAGGAGAGATGCACTGTGGGTTAATTTATAAACATATTATAGCAAGAATTCTTGCTATTGTCAACCTTTTTTAGCTATTTTTTACCAGGCTCCAAATACCTTTTGTGTGCGTTGTGTGTATTCTTTACGCAATGGATATAGATAACTTACTGCGTATCCTATACCATCATTTACACCATCATAACCAAATTCTGCGTCTTTTATAGGAATGTTTGTGCCGGGCTTGTATTGTTGTTTGCTTAATGCTTCTATGCTTTCTTTACACTGTGGATCCACAAACAAATGTCTTTGTTCTTCTGCATTGCATAACAGTCTGTTTACTGCATTGATTCTATCTTTAACTAGTGGATGTGCTCGCGGTGATCTTAACTCCATACCCCATTGTGTTATTATGGTATGATCAGTGTTATCTCTTGCACTTGTACGCCTTTGCTTACCAGCCGGATCTGCATATATGTATATGCGTTTACCAGGGTACCGTTCTCGCAATGCTTGACATATTTCATCTGTGTTAGTATTGCGTAATACTACTTCATCTATTATATGTAATCCATCTGTATACTTTGCACATACTATAGCGACCATTTTGCTAACATTGAGGTCAAGTCCCACATGTAATTGATTTGGAATCTCATGTTCAAACTTGCGTATGTTATCTGGTTTGAATGCATAGTATATAACATTACCTGAGCTTTGAAAACTTGCTTCATATTCTTGCAAATATGTTTTTGTATCTAAATCTCGCTTGGCGGCTAGTATCTCTTCTTCTGGAACATTACCACCTTCAGCAGTTGTATATTGATGACTGCTCCAATCTTCTACAGTATGTCCTTGTTGATACAAGTCATAAAAGAAGTTACCCATACCTTGAGGTGTACTAATAAACAATGCTTTTGATCCTGGTCTGCTTGATAGTGTTGGTCTTATAATATCTGTCCATACACTGCTTCCATTTGGAAAGAAAGCCATCTCATCACATATTACTAGGTCGAACTCCAACCCACGGATACTCTCCCCTGCGTCAGCACTGCGAAGTATTATTGTACTGCCATTTACTAACAGTATACTCAATTCACTTTCGTTTATTTTTTTGATCCAGCGTTTGCTTATTAATTGATTCTTTAGTTCTTCCCATATAATACTTTTGGCTTGTCTATAACTGGGTGCAACATACATTACTTTTTGATTTGGATATCTGGCTGCTCTAGCCATTTCCCATACACTTAAGAAACTTTTACCAAAGCGTCTACCTGCACTTACTACACGGAAGCGACTCGAATCATCAAATATCTTTTGTTGTGGTTTACTTAGTGGCATGTGTTTGTAAAAATTCCACTGTTACACTATCAAAGTAATCATCAGTTCCATGATAGTTTCTAGTAGTTGTAATTACTTCTACACCTTTGGGTTTGCTTCTATATTCTACAAATACTTGTTTTATTAATCCAGGTTCTGGTTGATCAAACAGTTGATCATTTGAATATGGTGCGTCTTTGATTTTCATTGGGGGTTCTCATGTTTATGGTTTTTGATCGTAAGGTGGTTTATAGTTGTTGTTTTGTTTGTTTGCTCTGTTACTTAGTGCAACACCACTTGCTGCTGCTAAACCGGTAATTGCTATACCTTTGTTTACAACATTAGCACTGCTTAATAATCCTTTAGCAGTTCCACCGGCAACTTTTGCTGCTTTACCTATTACTTTTTGTGTTGGTGATTTTAACAGTCCACTTGCTAGTGCTAAGCCTTCATTGAAACTTGGGCTATGTGGACTTGGAGTACCACCTCCGTTTTTACCATACCTGTAACCAGCTTTGTGTCCTCCACAGTTGCCAGTTAAACAGTTGTATCCTTTAAATTTTGCCATTAGTATTTCTCTTTTGGTTTTTTATCTTCTACTGGTGTAGTTTTACTATTAACATATAGTCCAAACCAGGCTGCACCTGCACCTACAATAACACTAACAAAGCCTGCTTGTGCATTGTTTGGTTCTGGTAGTGCCATAAACCAAGCAGTAACTTGATAAAACACAATCATATATGTTAATATAAGCAACCTTGGAATAATGCGCCATCTATCTAAATGATTGGGGGTTAAACGCATTATTGTTTTTCCAATATGATTTCGAAATCTGCACTAACTTCCGCAGTTGCTCCACATTTAACTTGTAAATCAATATCAGTTCTAGCAGTCATATGTTCTGGAAAGTCGAACTTTCTATCTACAGTTCCTGCAAATGAACTAATAACACTTTTGGCTCTCCAAGGGCTGTATCCCACACCATCTATATACTCTCTGGTTCTATACGCTAATACCATATCTTGATTCTTTTGTATAGTTGCACTTAATTGTACGAGATAACCATTGTATCCAGCTGGGATTGTATAAACTGCCATTTGTGTTTGATTGAACTGTGATTTTATTACTGCATGTACTGTGGCACTGCCAGTTACTGTTACAGTTATGTCACCAGTACTGTCTGTGGTTCCAGTTATATAACCTCTGTGAACTCTGCCGAAGCTGCCACTTGTTACACCCACTCCTGAACCATTTAATACCACAGTTTCAGTTAAGGGTTCCCAAGTTGTACCATGTACGCCTTCTAGTGTTACACTTACACCACTATCACTGGCACCTGCACTGCTGGTCGCAGTTAATGTACCAGGTGTGGTGATCCAATTATATGTTCCACCACCGTCCCATATAGTTTCCCATGCTGTACTACAAGCGTCATTGTATCCATATTTGTGAACACCACTTAACGCATCAATTTGACCTTTAACTATGGGTAACCCATAAGGGATATCGTGTGTGCTTTGTGCTTTACTAAAAGGCATACGCTGGCTCCTTAATTTTTATCAAGCAACATTACAAAGTCAGCACTGATACCAGTACTGCTACCAGCAACTGCTTGTAGTTCTACTGTACTTCCTTGTGGAACTTTTACAGGTTTGATAAACTGTCTTTGATAACTGTTTCTAAAGTTAATGATACGACTTTTATCTTTAACTAGGAATCCAGTACCCGATTTAAACTCGAGTATACTGATAATTAATTTTACATCTGTATCAACACTTGCATTACAACTAATACTATCCATATATCCAGTATAGCCCCAAGGAACTGTGTATGTTGCATTACCTGTTGTGTTACCATCCACTTTTAATACTTGTAAAGTTGTATCGGTTGTTGTTGTTGCAATAGTACAATCACCGTCTAGTTCTGTTGTACCACTTACCCAAGCTCTGTTTACTCTACCCCAAGTACTTGTTGTTGTAAAGGTACCATCAGCACCCAGTGTTACCTCTTCTTCAGCGAGGTTCCAAGTAGATCCATCTAGACCTTGCATTGTGATTACAACACCACTATCAGTTGCACCACTGGCACTTGTTAATGTCAGTGTCTGAGCTGCACCAGGGTACCCTGATGTAATAAATCCACCTGTTGGCCAGATAGTTTCTGTTGTATCTGCTAATTGTGGATTGTGTCCAAATACTTGAATTGTTAGTTCTTCATCGCCTCTTACGAACGCCATATCTTTTTCTCCTTATAATGCAGCATCAATGAATGGCCAATAATGCCAGACTATTAATCCACATCCTATTATTATTGCACATAGTTGTGCTTTACGATTGTTTAATAATTTCTTTAATTTAGTCATTAATATTTCCCCTTTGATTTCTTCTTTGAGTTTTTCTTTTTAGAGGTTTTAGTTTTTTTACTTTTATAAGCCATTATTCTATACTCCTATACTTGGTCCTACCATACTTAATACAACGCTTACTACTAGTATGGATAAAATCCACCATATGCGTTGATCTAAACTGTCGAGCTTTTTGCTTTGTTTACACATGTCTTTTTCGATGTGTGTCAAGTGGTTGTCCTTGATTGTTTTGATACTGTGTTTAATTTCTACTATATCTTTTTCATTTTGTTCTGTGACTTCCGCCCACTTGTTTGCATTGCTCATGTGTTTTTCCTATGTATGGTTTAACTTTTAGGGGTTGTTCTTAGTGTTATTTATCGTCTGATTCCCACGGTAATACTACACTATCTTCGCCCTGATTGACAGGATCGTTCTGCATTCCCAATAGGTTTTTAGCTAAAAAGATCTGTATTACAGCATTGTCATTTTCTACTGCATTACGAAACATTGCTCTGCGAAGCTTGATTTTACCCTGTGCGTATCCTTTGTCGATTATATCGGCATAATTACGCTTTAGAGTATCTACACTGCATTCACAAACATATGCAATTTCTTTCCAATTGCATTGTAGCTCTGCTAACTTGAGTATCATATCACGATCAAGTTCTATCTTTTTACGACCCGCACCTTTGGGGTTGCTTTTGCTTTTTTCAGTCATTTGACTTATCTCCTAGTTTACGCCTTAGTGGCTAAAATATCCAATTAAATAAGCTATTAATTAAATATACAAAATAATGTATGAACACTAACCCTAGTATTGCATTAGTCAATACCAAACAGTTTTTAAGACTGCTTTTGGTTTGTTCTTCTACACTTGGTTTTGTTACTTTCATAATCTTTTACTCCTTTATTTATCATTTTACTATAAATACGCTGTGGACCTAGGGGGTGGGTCTACATTGCCCCTGAAGTGGTCCGTCTGCTTTGGGGGCTCTTATCTATTATAGTTAATACGATTTCCCGTATACCCACTACTAATAATTCGTTTACTAGTTTTCTTTTTAATCACAACTGGGCTTTTGTTAGCTTTGTTTTCTCGTTTATAAGCCAATTGCTTTTGATTTATTATATCATACACTGTACGAGCTTGGTACTTTGGTAAACTGTACTGGCTTTTGCTATAACGATTCCATATACAAAATACTACCAATTGTTCGTCGTGATTTCCACGCATACTCACTGTTTTGGTTGCATAGTACAACCATCTGTCTGTTAGTTCTTTGCGTTTATCACGCTTGTGTGACTGTATTCCAGTCCACCATTT